CAGGATCACGACAGACACCTGGCGCGACGCGAAGGGGGCGCTCTACACGCCGAACACCCTCGCGCCGGTCGACCTGCCGTCGCTGAAGATCACCCGCAAGCTGTGGGCGATCTCGGAGGTGACGTTCAAGAAGGACGGCAACACCGGAACGACGTGCGACCTGGTGCTGATGCCGCCGGAGGCCTTCCTGCCGCAACCGTTCCTGCTGCAGCCTGTTCCTGCCGAGCTGGCGCTTCTTCCGCAGAACCTGGGGCGGCCATGAGCGTTGTCGATCGAATCTGGCGCCGCGTGCTGCTGATGATCGGCCGCGGGCGCATCACTTTCGTCGCCGACGGCGGGGCGGTGCAGCGCGTTCAGGTACAACTCGGGCTGGAGGAGATCAAGGACGCCTCCCCGCGGCTCGCCGAGTACGGCTTCCAGTCGAATCCGCCCGATGGGTCTGATGCCATCGTGCTATTCCTGGCCGGCGAACGCAGCAACGGCGTCATCGTGGCCACGGGCAGCCAGACCTACCGAATGAAGGGCCTGGCGACGGGTGAGGTCGCGATCAGCGACGACAAGGGGCAGAGCGTCTACCTCAGCGCGGCCGGCATTCGGGTCGAGGGCAACGGACTGCCAATCAACGTGCACACCTCGGCTGCCGTCACCGTGGATGCGCCGACCGTGCACATGACCGGCGCGCTGAACGTCGACGGCGCCATCCACTCCGGCGCCGACATCACGGCCACCGGCAACGTCGCCGACCAGAACGGTGCGAAGACCATGGCCGGCATGCGCTCTGTCTACAACGGGCACCACCACGGCGCCAGCGCCGGCCCTGACGCTTCGATGTGACCATGAGCGACATCACCACCCTCTGGAACGTCACGCGCGGGGACTGGGCGCAGGCCGGCCTGGCTCTCGCGTCGGGCAACGATCTAGCGACGGCGATCCTGATCAGCCTCTTCACCGACCGTCAGGTGTCGGAGGACGAGACGATCCCCGACGGCACGAAGGACCCTCGCGGCTGGTGGGGCGACGATGGCCAGTACCTGATCGGCTCGCGCCTGTGGCTGCTCGAGCGAGCCAAGCGCACGCAGGACACGCTCACGCTGGCGCAGAGCTACATCGAAGAGGCGCTGCAGTGGTTGATCGACGACGGTGTCGTCGGCAGCTTCGACATCTTTTGCGAGTGGACCCAACAGCACATGCTGGGCGCGCGGATCACGGCCATCCGGCCCGACGGCGCCTCGCAGGTGCTCAACTTCAGCTGGGCCTGGAACGGATTGAACTGACATGCCCTTCGCACGCCCATCCCTCTCCGACCTGCGCAAGCAGGCCGCGCAGGACATCGCGTCTGCCCTGCCGGGTACCGACCCGCTGCTGCGCTTCTCGAACCTGAACATCCTCGGCGCCGTGCTCGCCGGCCTGGCGCACCTGCACTACGGCTACGTCGACTGGATCGCGCAGCAGGCGGTGCCCTTCACGGCCTCGGGTGAGTTCCTGGAGTCGTGGGGCGCGATGAAGGGCGTTTACCGGAATCAAGCCACGCGCGCGAGCGGGCAGGTCACATTCCCCGCGACGAACGGCACCGTGGTGCCATCTGGTACACAGCTGGTCCGCGGTGACGGCAAGACCTTCACCACCACCGCCAGCGCGACGGCGGCGAGCAGCGTTGTCATCGTCGCGGCGACTGCTGACGCCGACCCGGCGGGTTTGCTCGGCGCGTTCGGCAACACCGATGCCGGCTCCGTGATGTCTCTCGGTCAGGCGATCGCAGGCGTGCAGTCGTCGGGCACCGTCACCACCGCTTTTACTGGAGGAGCCGACCTCGAGTCGGACGCCAGCCTGCGCACCCGTGTGCTGCTCGCATACCAGAACCCGCCGCACGGCGGCGACGCGGACGACTACGTGAACTGGGCGCTGGCGGTGCCGGGCGTGACGCGCGCGTGGTGCGTGCCGCATGGGTACGGTGCCGGCACCGTGCAGATGTTCGTGATGCTCGACGACGCGCAGGCCGCGCACGGCGGGTTCCCCCAGGGCACGAACGGCGTGGCCACCGGCGAGACGCGCGACACCGTGGCGACGGGCGACCAGCTCACCGTCGCCAACTACATCTTCCCCCTGCAGCCGGTGACGGCCCTGGTGTACGTGCTGGCGCCGACGCCGAACACGGTGAACTTCACCATTGCCGGCATCTCGGGCGCCTCCACCGACACGAAGAACGCAATCGCCGCGGCCATCACCGGCGTGTTCCGCCAGTACGGCTCGATCGGTTCCGGCAGCACGACGGTGCAGCTCAGCTACATCGAGGCGGCGATCGCGGCGATCCCCGGCACGGCGGGCTTCGTCATCACTTCGCCGACCGGCAACGTGGTGAGCGGCGGCGGCCAACTGCCGAAGCTCGGCACCATCACCTACACCTGAACATGCCGGCTCCTCTGTATCAGGTCAGCGACTACGTCCTGGCCCTGCAGGCGCTGCTGCCCCGCGGCCGGGCCTGGCCACGCGACTCAGACGCCACGATCACCAGCGTCGTGCAGGGGCTGGCGCCGACCTACCAGCGTTCGAACCAGCGTGCAAACGACCTGCTGGTGCAAGCGTTTCCCTCGACTGCGTACGAACTGCTGGGCGAATGGGAGAGCACGCTCGGCCTGCCGAACAAGTACAACCCCGCGGCCAACACCGCGGCGGCGCGTCAGGCGCAGGTCGTGGCAGCGCTCACCGACACCGGCGGCCAATCGGTCGCCTACTTCATCGGCCTTGCGGCACGTCTTGGGCACACGATCACGATCACGCAGTTCCGTCCGTATCGCGTGAGTGACCCGGTGAACGGCCCGATCCGCGGCGTCGCATGGGCGTACGCTTGGCAGATCAACGTACCGATGAGTGAGATCACCGACTCGACAGTCGAGGACGACGTCGAGGCCACGCTCGCGACCTGGGACAACGCGGCTTTGCTGGCGGTGGTCGACCACTACAAGCCGGCACACACCGCCCCCTTCTTCGTCTACTCCTGAGGCCATAGCATGAAGAACATCTGGGCTGCCGGCGCGCTCGGCACGCCGCCGCCTGCGCCGAGTTCGCCCTCCACCGGCTACCCGACGGACGGTGACCCTCTGTCCAGCGTGCAGCCGACCTACCCTGGTGCGTACTGGTTCCACCAGGTGACGATGGAGATCCTGAACGCCATCACGGCGGCCGGTCTCACGCCCGACCAGACCACGTTGACGCAATTGGCATCGGCCATCGCGCTGTTGGGGCCCGTGCAGTCGGTCAACGGCCGCACCGGCGCAGTCTCGGGTGTGGTCGACACGTCGTCGTTCACCGGTGCGAACCAGTCGATGGCGGCCAACGGCTACCAGAAGCTGCCGGGCGGCCTCATCCTGCAGTGGATGACTGTCTCTGTCGGTGACGTGGCGTCGGGCGGCACGTCGGGGACTGCCACGCTGCCGATCAGTTTCCCGAACAACAACTTCTTCTCCAGTTGCTCACCGCTCGATGGCGTTGGCGGCAGCGGCTCCATCAGCGCGATGACCATCAGCAAGACCACATCGCAGGTGGTGTGGAAGCTGAACGAGTGGACCGCTGGAACGCAGAGCGCGTCGGTGCTCATCTTTGCCCTCGGGAACTGAAGCCATGAGCTTGTACTTCTCGCCCTCGTGCTGCGCGTTCTTCGACAGCGACATCCACGGCGTGCGCACGATCGTTGTCGACGATGTCGAGCAGCCGAACCCGGAATGCAAGATCCCTGCGGACGCGGTGGAGATCACCGTCGACCAGCATCAGGCGCTGCTGAACGAGCAGGCCGCCGGCAAGGTCATCACCGCGGGTGCCGGTGGCCAGCCGTGCGCAGTCGATCCGCCACCGCCGTCGACCCAGGTACTCGCCGCGCGTGGCCGGGCAAAGCGCAATGCGCTGCTGGCGGCCTGCGACTGGACGCAGCTGCCTGACGTGCCAGAAACGAGCCGCGCGAGCTGGCAGACCTACCGCCAGCAGCTGCGCGACTGGCCGGCCTCCGCTGGCTTTCCGGATCTCGCGACGCTGCCTGCATCGCCCGCCTGATCGATCCCGAACCACACAGCCGGCCCGCCTTGCGCGGGCCTTTTTCTTTTCAGGAGCGATCGAATGGATCGTGCATGGAAGTCCGGCGCCTCCGGTTCACCGCCGGCGACGCCTGGGTCGTTCTCGACGGGGTATGCGAGCGCGGGTGATCCGGTGAATTCGATCCCGGCCACGAAGCCGGGCGCGTGGTGGTACCACATGGTCACCGAGGAGCTTCGAGCCCTCGTTGTTGCAGCCGGCCTGCTCCCCGACCCGACCAACACGGGCCAGATCCTGCAGTCGCTGTTGCTGCTCACGAACCGGAATCGAACCGCAGCCGAAATTGCGGCCGGCATCACACCGACCAACTACGCCTATCCGCCGGGTCACGCGTACCGGTACGGCACGAACACCACGCCCGGCACCACGGACATGACCGCGGCGCTGCAGGCGACGATCGATCAGGCGAAGAACGGCGGCGCTGACGCCTTCTGGCCGGCCGATACGTTTGGCGTCACGAGCCTGCTTCTCAACGGCCGCGACTACACGATCCGCACCGCGGGCGGACGGCGCACGATCCTTAAGCAGTTGGCGGGCACTCCGACCAACACCGGGCAGATCATCAAGACCACCGGGGGTCCTTCCTCAACGATCTCGGGCATCACGGTGGGCGACCTTGCGTTCATCGGCAACATCTCGACTGACAGCGGCGAATACCACCACGGCATCTACCTGTTCGACGACGCCCTGGTGGCCACCATCAAGGACATCCACTTCGGGGACCTGTACGGCACGAACATCCGAGGCGACGTCTTCTACTCGCAGGGCATCGCGGCGCGGCCGGTTACCGGCATTCGCGTTGGCACGATCAGCGGCACCAACGTGTACCGCAACCTCGCCACGCTCGGCGGCCAGGGCCGGGTCTCGGCCATCATCAACGATGGCCCCGTGGGGTATCGCGACTTCGACATCGAGCCAAACAGCGGTGGCACCTACCAAGCCTCCGATTGGGAGATCGGCTACGTCAAGTCTGGCATCGTGCAAATCACATCGCAGGACACCGCCCTGGCGAATGTCTGCAAGATCGGCACCCTGGACGGCGACTTCAACCGGGTCGCGGCTACGACGCCTGCCTATCCCTCCGCTCCCGGAACGAACGCTCAGGCGCTCATCGTCAACTACTGCACTCTGCTGCAAATCGGCTATCTCAAGCTCCGCAACTACAACTACATCCCGGTCACTGGCGGCACGGCCTCGATCAAGTCAAACATTTACATCGAAGTCGCGGACATCGCGAACTGCAACCTCACCGAGGCCACCTACAAGTCGCTGTTCGCGGACCAGGGTTCTGGCGGCATTGGCTACCTCGAAATCGGCAACCTCATCGCCACGCTGAGCGCCACTTCGAAGATGGTGTTCAACGGAAACGGCATGAAGGTGCGCGTGCGCCGCGGGACGGTGAGCGGCGGCATGCTGGCCAGCGCCATCCCGGGTGGCATCTACGAGAACCTG